GAGGCGACTTCGCGTGCCGCTCCAACGTGACACCAGCAATCGTGTCGCGCTTGCCTTGCATCGCGTGGGCGATCACATCAGCCAAGTCGTCGCGTGTCTCAGCCAACGCACCCGCCGCATCGACCAGCGTCAGGTACACGGACACCAGGCTTTCAAGGTCAATCGTTGCCCACAACGCAGGATCGTTGAAGCGAGCGACATCATTTGCGATAACTGTCGCAGCCTGATCCAACCGCGTGCCCGCGTCGATCTCATCAGTCATTAGTTTTCCTCTCCCTTGTCTTTTGCGAAACGGTGGGGGGAGCCGCCCGGGAGGTTGGCGGCTCTACCCCCACCAGTTGTCCGCATGTTGGGCAAACCCCGGCCACCCTGGAAACCGGAGCGTTACATGACGGACAACGAACCTTCACATCGTGGGCCGCAACCTTACGGCCACACAACGAACATTCGTTTGGTCGTTTCGGGTCAGCCCGAAACTTGTGCATCGACAACAGCATCGCACGTTCCTCCCGTGACTGCCCATAGCGTAGCAGGTTACGGGAGGCGAGTCAACTACTTCTTCTTCTTCTTCGCTTCCAGCCGCTTACTCATCGCCGCCGCCTTCCGCTTCGCATCCGCCTTAGACGACGCACCCCACGCTTGGAGACTCAACAGGAGCCGAGTCGGCTCACCATTCGGCTTCTTCTCCGGGCCAGGCATGTTGCCCATACGCGCCAGGAAACTCGCACGGCGAGGATCATCCCCCGACTTCACCGGAGGCTTCAGATTCCCGCCAGTCTCCCGGTTGTACGAACGGCGACCCTTCTCGTTCAGGCCACCCTTCGGGTCCTTACCTTCCTTGCGTTGCCACGCAGGGGTCTTAGGCATTCATAACTCCTAAACAGATGGCTCGCGACCAGCAAGCATTTCCAACGTAGCAGCATACCCCGCTAGATCATGGATCGAATCTTCATCATCAGGGGTTTCGATCAGCCTCGCCAACTTCAACGCTACCAAACACAAACCGACTTGCTGCACAGTCACATCGACACCGAGGATCGGTTCCCAAAACGCAGCGATACGAGCGAAGTTCGTAGACGGATGACCGTACCGTTCGCCCCTAATCGCAGTCAGCCTCGCTCCAGTCGGAATCGAATGGTCAGGTTGCAACGACACTTCGGACAGTTCCCTTCCTCGTCAGCCAACACCGGGTATCGGATGACGAAACATACCGGACATTGGGGGATCATGTCACCCATCTTCCTGCTCTGCCCATTCGTCATCGACCGCGGTCACCATCGCGTAATGCCAATCACGGACGATGCTTTCAATCAGCGTGTCGGGCAGCCGCTGATCGCGCAACGCACCATAGAACACACCGACTAGATAGGCAGACTGCGCCAACGCAGACGCCATCTCGTCAATCTCATTCACGCCACTCACGCCACATACTCCTGACCTCTATGCATCGCCCAACCTTCAAGAATGTCGATGTCCTCATACGCGAACCTATCCCGATCATCGAACCGGACGACCGCCAGCCCCTGCTGCCAATCCTCCCACGATTTCACCGGCCTACCGAACGCATCTACCGCCGAGTTCCGCGACGGCACGGCACCATCCACCCGTGCAAGAGTGCCAGGCGAATATGCAAACGCGAACGCGGGCTTACCCCGCAGGTTTCGCGTCCTCGCAGCCCTTTGCTTATGATGCGTGTGACCCTGGATGATTGACACTTGCTCGCGGTCAAGGTTCTGTTGCATGGCCCGAGCCCCATGAAAGCGTCCATGTACGCAAGCAATCCCATCATTTAGGTATGTCGCCCCCGCAGGGTAAGCATCGACATACTTCACGTTTAGTTCATCCAACCGGAGCAGCGAAGGCAACGACATCGCAGGCCACTCATGCGGACCCGACTTCGCGCGCCTCACCCCCGCCGCAGCCTGCACATTATCCACCATCGCCGTGTGCAACCGGGCATCGTGGTTCCCTTCCAAGAACCGGACCTCTCCCGCCAGCGCACAAGTCATCGCGATCCACGCATGAGCCGTATCAATCGTCGGCTGCACCGTCAACGCGAACCCAGCCTCCTGCCGGTACCGACCGAAGGATGCGAAATCACAAACGTCGCCCAGCCACACCACAACATCAGGCCGTTCGTCGGCCACGATCTGCAACGCAATCGACAATGCCCGCTCATCATGGAACGGGGTCAAACTCCCGTCGTACAGGTCACGCCAGAAACCAATCTGCGGGTCGGGCAACACCACCGCTGTACGCCACCGGCCCTGCTTCTTCGGTTTCCGCACCGGCACCTTGATCTCAACCGGCTTCGCATGGACAACCGGAGGCCAAGCGAAACCAGTCTCCCGACGCCGCAAAGTCTCAGCCCGCTCACGTTGCGACGCCGCATCAGCACGACATTGCGCTTCGCAATACCGATGCGACGCAGACTTCGGTGCGAACGGGCGACCGCATTGCTCACAATGGGCGAGCAGCGACGAGAACTCGCTGTTCAGCGAGGACACCCGCACCCCTCGCGCACATGACGGCGGATCGTCGGGCCAGACACCGTATACCCGTAGCGGCGCAACGCCTCAGAAATCCGTTCGGACGGCACCTTCGCAGCGAACGCTGCCTGCAACGCAGCCAAATCTTCTTCGTCCAACTGCTGCATCACAGACCCCATCTTGCAGAACACAGGCTCAGGGTCATCAATACGCAACAGATCACTCAACTTCGCCATGCTGCCTCCCCTGCAACACAGGCTAAATAGCCTGCTCCAACATTGTGATCCGGCGTTCGTGATCCTCCGACCGTTCCTCCATTACGGCCAGCATCCCACTCGTACGCGAAAGGGTCTGCACCATCCATGCCATCAGCGCAATCACCGAAGTGAATGACACCCCGATAAGCGTCGCCCCAATAGCAACAATCGCCCCGCTCACGGGTACTGCCGCCTCGGATCGAACTGGCAGACGACCTTCTCCGCCAGCCAGCAGACAGCCTCACCGAGAAGGCTGAACCAACTGAGCGAACGCCACGACGACGGCCACGTTTCCATCATTCACCTAGTGCGACAGGCGCGTCTTGTCGATTTCGTCACGAACGATTCGACGCACATCTTCCACGGACGCCCCGCCACCACTACCGCCGCCTCCCACCGGGGGAGCCAACGTCAGACCCTGCACCAGCCGCAGCCAATCAATCACATGCGGCAACACGAAACGAATCGGCAACTCCCCACGGCCCGTCCCATCCGTACCGTTGCAGTAGGGGACCGCTGACGGAGGCAGGCCGAACACTTCCTCACCGACACGACAAGTGAACTCAACAGCCAACACCCCATTCACGGGGTGGACTGCGACCACAAGGTTCGGGTCGGTTTGGGAACGGCCAACAAGAATCACATCTTCCTCCTGTGCAACACGAATGTTAGACGGTGTAGGCGGCAATGCGCCACTAGCAATCCACTCTCGGAGCGGATCGCCGCAACAAGCCGTGGGGAAGAACGCCGAATGGGGGTAAATCTGGTCGCGGCCAGCAGGCTCAATACAAGTCAATTCATATGCTGCCTGCGCCGCAGCATCAGTAACAGGCGTATCAACTGTTGCTAGATAGCACCATGCGTTCAGGTTCTGGTTCGCCCACGCATGACCCGTCGCCTCATTCGGCCCACGATACGAAACCCAATAGCCCCCATGCACACAGAAATGACCGTTATAGGCCCCGCCCTTGCGGTAACCCATCCGTTCGTGCATCGCAATGATGCCGTCTTTCTGCGCCTCACATTGGGCATGGTCGTCCATCGGCTGAACGACCGCATAATGGAACACCGTCCCGAGCATTACGGGACCTCGGGAGGCACCACAGCCTTCGGCCCGACACCACCAGGACCGATGTCCTCAGGCGACGGCGGCACCGGCACATTCGCATGATTCACCTGACGGCGAGTAATCAGAGCCAGCCCGGTAGACGTAACCGCCAGGATCGCACCGATCTGCTCAGTCGTCAGGCTCACCCCGAACGCCAGCACCAGGGCCAGCACCGAGTTCACAAACCCGTAGAACAGCGCAGGCTCACGCTTCCACAACATCACATACCCCTTACTGCTGCACCCAGTAGACCTGGAGATGGTTCATGGTCCCGTCACCGCCGACAGAGAAAGTGCCGTTACCACCCTGGCGGTATACCTTCATCTTCACAACGGTGTTTGCACCCGATGCGCGCGACACGCGCCGCAACGGGCAACCGATTGACAGACCGAGCGGGGCTTCCACCAGGAACTTGTTGACCGGCACATCCAGCCGGTCGATGACCTGATCGGCACCGCCTGTACCGCTGTTGACCGTGATGATCAGCGACCACAACGCCCAATCCGCGGACTGTGTGCCCTGCTGGATGAACCAACCAATCGACGCATGACCCCACACATAGATGTCGTAACCTGGGTCGGTGATCGTGACCTCGGCCAGCGAGGTGGCACCCGAAGCGGTCGTCGCCGTTGAAGTCGTGTTGACAACTGGCGTTGCGCTCTGCGCGTTCAGGATTGCCTGACGGCCCTTCAGATCAACATACGCCTTACGAGAAGCCTGCGTGTCCGTAGTCGGATTGCTCGCAAGACTGATCTTGGCGATCGTCACCGCATCATCAGCGATACCCGCAGTCGCAACCGTCCCGAACCCCAGCGACGTACCCGACCGGCGCAACACATGCCCGTCAGTCCCAGCCGCGATATCAGCCGGGTCGCCCGTACTGTTCGCAGAACGCCCAATGACCGTCAACGCAGCCGAATCACGCAACTTCGCATCAGTCACAGCACCATCAGCAAGATCACCAGTAGCAATCGTGCCATCCAGAATCTTCGCTGAAGTCACCGCATCGTCAGCGATCTTCGCGGTCGTCACCGAATTGCTTGCCAGATCACCAGCGACAATCGTCCCATCAGCGATCTTCGCGCTAGTGACCGCCCCATCAGCCAGATCACCAGTAGCGATAGTCGCGTCGGTAATCATCGCTGACGTAACCGTCGTATATCCAAGCGTCCCACCCGAATCGACAGCCAGAACCGTGCTGTTCGACCCCTTCGCAATCCGAGACAGCGAATCATTGCCGTCAGCAATAATCAGATCATTGGCAGCAGTCGCAGCCGCAGCCAACTCAGTCACCCAATAGTTCGCCTCATCGAAATCGACAGCCGAAATGCTGTGCCGCACCGTGGCACCAGCAGAATGGCTCGCCGCGGTCGTCCCGTCATACCCACGCCCCGAAGTCGCAACTGTCAGCGACGTACCACTACGGCTCTGGATGAGAACTTTTTCCTCGGACGACGTACCAGGGTTGATGACGATGACGAACGGGCCGTTCGTGCCGCTTGGCCAGCCGGTAGCCGCAGCCAACGTGATCGTCGTATCAGCATTGCTGATCCCGGTGTTGAGCGTCGCATCCGCCGCACCGCCCGCATAGTCCTTGCGCGTGTAAGGCATCACATTCTCCTAAAGAGTCTTGAACTGCACGATACAAGTACCGTGCCAAAACTGGCTCGTCCCATTCGTGGGGTGAGTAGCCACAAAATCGAAATCTTCCACGGTAGAAGCATACGATTCGTGGCCGATCTGGACGGTCACCGCCTGCTTCGTAGACCGCCAACCCTCAATCACACCCAATTCTTCGCCCGTATCGTACGTCACCGTAGACCTTGCACGGGTCTGAACACGATCAGACAACAGCAACGGCAACACGATCCGGCGGCGCAACTGCGGCACCGGCTGCGCCCGCACCGTGTACCGCTCAACCACCGGACCCTGCGTCGTCGTCGTCCCCCGAGACAACACGAACTGGACTTCGGCCTGCTCCACCGCATTAGCGTTAGTCTCAAACGTCGTCGTCGTCTGATTCGCAGAACTTGTCGTCTGCGTGCCCACCGCCGTGAACGTCGAACTCCCATTCACAGCGATAGCGGTCTGTACCGAACCAGCAAACCCTGACGCGAACGTCACATCCACAAACGACGGAATCTTCGACTCGGTGATACCAAAGTTGAACCGGCCACAATTGATCGTCCCCGACGCAACCAGATTCGCTGTGTCCTCCACATAAACCCCAGCGCCCGACACGGTAAACACCCGCTTGCCGTTGAACGTCTTGACACTCAACACATTCGCCGTGCTGGTAACCATCAGATCAGACGCATACGCAGGCAGCAACGCCCCCGTATCCGCAAACGTCCGCAGGCTCATCCGGCCCAAGCCAGTCGAAACGCCGTCATAGTTCGACCATCCGAACCAGACGAACTCGTCCTGCCCTTCAAAGCACCGCACCGGGTACGGCGTCGGGATCAACGACCCGATAGTCAGATTGCCGTTGCCGTCAACGGTGCAGAACCGGGCGCCCTTCGACGTACCCAAGAACACGAACCCGAGATACGAACCCACCGAGAACAAGGTTTCCCCATCGGGTAGTTCGCCAGCCACCGACGGGGCAGACAACGCCGTCCCCTCAGCGGTAATCGTAATCTTGTAGAGAATGCTCTTAGAGTCCGTACTCCCACCAGCGATGATGTACCCGGGCGACTCCGCAAAACCCTTCCACGCCCAATTCGAATTCGGATGGGTCCACAAATCGGTATGCGAACCATTCGTCACATTCGTGATATAAGTCAACACATTGTCGGCGCCGACCATCAACCGGCCCTTCACATAGCCGAGAATGTCAGCGTCTTTATTCGTCAGCAACGAAGCCGAAGTCGAACCAGCATTCGTGCTATGGATGTCCACACCGTCAGCGATCCACACCGTGTACCCATCGGACGCCAACGAACTAATCGCCGTCCCCGACGTACCCGAAACCGTTGACCAAGAAGAAAGATCAGTCGTGTATTTCAGCGTCGCCCCATCAGCCGCATACAGGCGCGACCCCGCAACCACCATCGGCAACACAGTCCCCGTCGCAGCCAACGACCGCGTAGTCCCATTCAGCAAAGACAACTTGCCTTCAACCCACGGGTTGATTCCCTTACTGGAACGGAACCGACGCCGGTTGGAATCCTCCCGATCCAGATACGTCTGACCCGCACCGAAATGCCAAGACTGTTGCGACCGGCGCCACAAATCCTCCGGGTTCAACGACTGCTCACCCGGCTCGTTCGACCCGTCCCCCTGCGTCCGAGTAGCACGAATCGAACTAATCATCGGGGTCTGCGACAGGTACTCACGATCAAGCATGTAGCCACGACCAGCGACAGCCACATCAAACTTATATGGCACCAACGTGGTCGCAGCAGTACCCGTAAAGAACGGGGCGTTGAACCCCGAATTCAGGCTCATTACCGCCTCACCGGGTAGCGGCGCGACAGGCGACGCAACTCGTCGTCAATGCGCTGCTGACGCAACCTTGTCCACGCCGACGCCGTTTGCAGCGACGCCCCCACCGGCACTTCCTGGGCACGCCGGGTATCCGGCTGCTTCTCGTAAGCGACACGGCCAGCCTCATGGCCCGACACCAGACGAATCGCCGCACCCAACGGCGGCAGATCATTTGCCGTAGCGGGCAGCCCGGCAACTGTCTGCACATTATCTGACGCTGCCGTCATCCGCACAAATGGCGCCTTGTACGACACGCGCACCAGCCGACCCGAATAGCAATCACGGTAAATCGTCAGCGAAAACCCCGACGGGAAATCACCAGTCTCCGCATGACGCTCCAAACGGTAATCCTGCGGGCGGAGCAACGGCCATTCCTTCGTTGCCCCCGGAACCTCATACCGCACAGAGTAAATCTGGTCGATGTTCGTCACACCAGTCAGATCATACGACATCACCGAAGCGTTATATGTGATATCGACAGTAGAGATGCGGAACAGGCCGTATCCCGACAGCGAATCAATGTCGTCATTCAGGGCACGGAACACCGACCAGCGAGAAAACCGGGGCGAAACCTGAACAATCGCACCCGACGAATGACTTGCAGCAGACGAACCCCGCTGGCCCCGCAACACCGTCGCCGTCTTAGAAGTCGGGTTGGTCTGCACCACCCGCATCACTTCCAACCCGGCAGCGATCATCGACCCTGGCACGATGCCGTCCATCTCATAAGTGAACGTCAGCGTCGTGTCGCTAGCCGTAGCCGGGGATGCCAGCACATTGACGTTCTCGTCCTCGCCGCCAAGAACCCAATCCAACGTGGCATCAATCAGATCATTTGCCGTAGTCATCGGATCACACTCATCTCAAAATGATACACCATCATCCCCAAGCGTTAGCCTGGTTCTCCATCTCTTGATACAACGTATCGGCCCGCACCGGGCGGCTGTTCAACTGCTGATTGCAAGTCGGGCACCACTCCTTGTGGGCAGAATACGCGCCGATCCGTTCGATCTGATTCGCCGCCAAACCCGGGTCTGGCCCCTCCAAACATGCAGGGTCCAACACGCCACGCTCAAACAGAATCCGCTTCACATCGGCAGGCTCATAATAATCCTTGCCGGGCTGCCACATATAGTTCAACCCGGCGATCTCAGCCTGCCACGGCTTCGACACCCGCACCAAATACTGCAAATACGACGGGAAATGATACGCCCCATCACCCTTGTACGGGGCAGCCAACTGACCGTCATGCGCGTCGATGAACCGTTCAGCGCACCGCTGCCAACTGAACTCAGCAGGGATCACAGTCTGAGCGTTGACCGACGCCTTCACTTCATGCGTCTGATAGTTGTTGTAAACATCCCACATCAACTCGCACAACTCATCAAGGTCAGGCTCCCACCAATCGCCAGCATCCCCATAAATGAAATAATCGGCCTTCGACCAACTCCACCCCAACGGGATACCAAGATTCGCGAACGACGAATGCCCATGCGCGTTCGTCAAAATCGTCGGGCAACCCTGGGCCATAGCCTGCAACGGCTGCAACCCGAACCCCTCACCCCGGGACGGCTGCACATAACAATGCGCCGACGCATACAGGTCGATCTCAGCCTCGTTGGACAGGCGACCAGACACCATCAACACCCGGTCATACCCACGGTACTGCGCCTCGCCCTTCGGGTTCTTCAACACCAACTGCGGCTCAGGACCCCACCGCTTCTTCCACCCCTTGAACACCGTGCGGAACGCCTCAAACGCAACGTCCACACCCTTACGCTTCCCCGACCCGCCACACAGAAACACGAAATTCTTGTCGGGTGTTGACCGAGGACGGAAATGCCACTTGTCCAAATCGACACCCAACGGCACGAACCGCACATCATCGTGATACTGGCCGAACAACTCCAGGTTCTGAGCCGACGGGACCATCAACACATCGAACTCATGCAGCGTGTCACGAAACGACGGCGGCAAATTGCTCGCCTCCCACATCGTAAAACACGAAGCGAACTGCTTCTCATGCCACCAGCGGGCATGAGTCGGAACCGAAATCCACGACACCACATTCGTCGGCTGCGGCGGCGCACTCCGAGACTCATCGAACCCGACCGTGGAACGCTCATGCTCCGGGGCCAAACCCAACGAATCATAAACCCTGACACCAGCATCAACCAGAGCATCAGCCAACTTGACACCCATACGCCCATACCCAATCGACATCGAATGGGTATACAGCAACGTCAACTCGTTCATGCCTTCACATCCTCACCCGAACGCTTCGACTTGCCCAACTCGGCCCCCACCTTCGTCACATCCCTACCCATCAAATCCGATGCGATCTCCTGCGCCCGACGGACCTCCTTGTCCTTACCCAACGGACGGCCCATCTCAATCTCCAACGGATGATTCGCCTGCGACTCGGCCATCGCCGCCCCATCCACACCCCGAGGCTGATAGCCCTGCTCACGCAACCGCTTATACGCAGGCATGTCCTTATCCCACCGGCTCTCCATCGCATCCACCGACCGGACCCCATGCAACTTGTTCGGCAACGCATCAGCCGCAATCGCCGGGGATGTGAACACCAGATGGGACTTCGCCCCACACCCACACTCGTAAACCTTCAAGTCCTCAGTATGGATCGAACGCCACACCTCGTCCCGATGGCCCTTCTTACACTCGTACAAATACGTCGGCATCATGCCCCCTTCGGTGCGGCCCGAGAAGGCAGCACCACATCCCGCTGATACTGGACCGTGAACCAATTCGGATTCGACCGAGGATCGAACCCGCCTCGCCTCTCCAACGACACATCCGTCAGCAACGGTGCGACAGCACCAGCAGACGTACCTGCCGACAACTCCACATCCTCGTCCTCAGCCAACTCATCGACCGCAGGCTCAACCTCACCCTGCAACCGTGACCGCAGCGACGACACCCCACTCGGGGCCACATCCTCAACAGGATCAGGCACATACTCGTCCCAATCCGGGTACTCGTCCTCCACCCGCTGCGGGACAGCAAGCGCCTCCAACACTTCCTGCGCCACCCGCCGGGTGATGTCAGCAATCAACTTCTCTACGTCAACAGCCACAACAAAACTTCCTCATCGTCAGCAAGGATTTTTGCCAATTGTTCGTCGTAAATCTGTTTGTCCAACTCGCGCCGCGAATACGGGGCACCCCCGAACCTCTGTTCGATTTCTGCGCCGCTACGGTTCGCAGCAGCGGACCAATCGCCGTTCCCCGCAATGGCCGCAACGAACGCAGCACTACGAACAAACGTGGTTTGCCATGTGCCCGACCCTGCAATAGCAGCAATCGCAAACTTGGTGCCGAAGTTCGTTGCCGACCAGAAACCAAACCCAACGATTTCCGCTGACGCGAACCGGGTAACGAACGCAGTCGCAGACCAATCACCGTTACCGTCGATAGCCGCAGACCGAGACTGGATGCGCGTAGCCGACGCAGACCAAGTACCGCTACCCGCAATATCAACAGATGCGAACCGGGTTGCTGTTACGGTCGCAGACCAATCGCCAGCACCGTCGATAGCCGCAGACCGGGAACGAGTGACAGTCGCGGCAGCAGACCAATCACCGTTACCTGCGATGGCAGCAGCCCGCGACCGGACGCATACTGCTGTTGCGGACCAATCCCCATTACCAGCAATGTCAGCAGAGAAGAACTGGGTGCGGGTCGCAGATGCAGACCAGTCGCCATCACCGGCGATGGCGGCAGAAAAGAAACGGGTGCGTGTTGCGGTAGCAGACCAATCCCCGCTACCCGCAATCTCAACCGAACAAACCTGTTCAACAATTGCCCGTTTGGGCAGAATCAGAATTTCATTAGTCGGTTGGCGCCTACCAAGACGAGGCATCTGTTACCACCGAGTGCTTCGATGCACAGCATCGTTATAGTTCCATTGTCGTGGAACAGTACGCCCAACCCCCGGGTACTCAAATGTTTGGACTGACATACGGTCATTGGACGCACCCGCGACCCAATTCGCAGTCGTATCTCCCGTAGTGTCATAGGCGATAGCAAGACGAACGCTATCTCCACCCATAGCCTGCGGATTGTTGGTTTGCTCCGTCCAACTCGTCGGGCTTGTCAAAGAAGGCGCAGTAGTGGACGCATTGTCATAACAACTTGCTACTGACAGAAACAACGAATCTGTATTACGGCGCGCAGCAGCCGTAGAAGTAGCCGTATCGTTCGTGGTGAATACGGTCGCCTGGTTCAAAAACCCGCGTCGTGTCCCATCAGTATCAGTATCACCAATCATCATGTCTACGCCGTCAAGTTCGACAACAGCCCAAATTGCGCCGTCAGCCGTGCCCGTAGACACAACACCATTCAACGTCAACGCGCCAGAAGTGACAGAACCCGGATCGGCCCAACCAGAATAAATCACCTGCCAGGGGACAGTCGTCGGATTGCCATCACTTGTATCCATACGAGTAAAAGTGATGCCGCAACCCGTCAACGATGTAGGGACCTTGGGGCTGCCCGACAGATCAAGCCAAACGAACACGGCGACAACCAACCGCCCTGCCGTCGGGGTGATTGAAGCAGTCGAATAATTGGCAGCGTCGGTATCTGTGCCGGTCGCCGCGACCAGCGTTGAAACCGTAGGGACCGGCATCGGTCAAATCCGAGAAACGATTAGTCCTGCGCGACAATCAGTAGCAGAAGGCGCTGTCACGCGCAAAACAAAACCTTCGCTCAATGCGCTATCCGGTTCTGTCCCAAGTGGGAAGTTATAAACAAACGTTCCACCATTAGGAGTGAGAACAAACTCGTTGAACGCTTGTGTCAGCACAGTCGGTTCGGCAGTCCAGTTCCTTGCAGACGTAAATCCGGCAGCCAACGAACGACCAAAAATCTGGCGGGGCGTCGTAGAGGTACTGTTCGTCCCAGGGGCGTTCGTTGCAAACGTCGCGTACATCAGTTCGACCAAAGCCGGGACTTCAGCAGCGTTTGTGTCAGCAAACGAAATAGTGAACCCGCACACCATAATTCCGCTATTGGCATGGGCGCGCACCCCCACAACCGATTTAGCAGTTGCGGCAGTAAGCGCAACAGCCGCTTCGGTCGAACACGAATACTGCGGTGCAGGCATCAAATCCCCAATCAGGTCATCGTCAGGGTGAACGCGCTGATCGTCAGAGTGTCACCGACACCCACAGTCACCGACGACGTAAGCGCCCCATCACCCCAACAGTTACCAGCCGTCACGTTATCCCAAATCGAAACGTGGGAGATGGTTTCCGCATTCGCAAGATTCGTCCACGACGGCGTGTTCGACAGCGAAATCACACCGTTCGACGCAGCACCAAACTGCACTTCGACCCGAGTCGTCGTAGCCGCAGCGTTGCTGGTGCCATCCTCGCCGGGCGCACCCGTGTGCAACTTGGCGTAAAGCGCAGTAGGGGCAGTCACACTCGTCCCGTTGCCACCCCCACGCAACGCATTCGCAAATGCGTTCTCAGCATAATTAGAAAGACTCATTCAACTTCCTCCGTAATCGCCCGAACAATCCTACCCTCTGCATCACGCTCAATGGTCGTAACCTCGCGCGACTTCTTCTCTGGCTTCTCAGGCTTCTCCGGTTCCTCAGGCTCAATAACCTCAACATGAACCGGCGCAGCCTCAACCGTCACATTCACCACCGGGTCCTTTTCAGGAACCGACACATTCACAATCGGGGCAGGCTGCTCCACCCGAGTCGAAAGACCCGACGCGGCCATCGCCAAATCCCGCACCGCCCCATTCAACGTCCGCACAATCTCAGCCAACGCAGCCTGCGTCTGCTCCTGCGAACGCAGAATCTCCTGAATCACAATCAGGGTATCGGACCGTTCGCGTAGCCAAGCGTCCAGCGCACTCTCAGCGACCGACGCAAGTTGAGAAGAAGAAGGCGGCGGGATCGCCGCACCAAGCGTCACGGGATCAAACTCGCAGCCAACGGGGCCGGGAAACCAACCCGGCTCGCCAACAGATTCAACGCCTGCACATCAGTCACATCCGTGTTCGTGGCCTTCGCCCGCAGGGCCTGCGTCAACGTCAGACCAGACGTAGCCGCCCACACATTCGCCGCCTGCACCTCAGTCAAACCGACTGTGCCAGCCAGACGATTCAGTTCCTGAACCAGTTCCATTACGAAACCGCCAAACTTGCATCACCAACAAGAAACCATTGTTCGCCGGTTTTGGAAACCCAAGACCGTTCGTCCACAGTAAAAGCATCGTCTGGATCGAAGTCCGCTACCACAGTATCGCCATCATACAGCAAAACGCGGTAAAACTTGCCTGCTGCTTCTTCAACGGTTCGGTACGGAAGTCCCGCCAAACCGTCTGTCGCAGTCTTGAACGCCAGCCTAGCACCCACAAAAAGACTACTGGTTGTTTTCATCAACTGGCCCGCAACACCAGTTTGCGACTCTCCCAATTGAGTCCAGACAGAAGGCTCATCAATACTAGACGGAGCAGTATAAAAAATAAATGTTCCGTCTAGTTGGCGGACTAGACGCACCCATAGTGCGACTCCATCAGCGACAGTAGGAGCAACAGAACTAACTCCAAGCGTAGCCGTGCCTGCTGTCGTAATACATCTACTTCTAAAACCCCCTGGCGGCGTCGCAAGATTATGCAAAACAGTAAACTCGTAAGAATTCCCGCCGCCGTTGCTGTCTGACTTTGTATCGTCCCTTTGAGCCATCAACACTTGATTGCCCAAAGAAGATGAATCGAAAGGTCGTATCCATTCGTCCAAAGCAACATGAGCACGAACATCTAAAACGCCATCAACTTGCACTTTTGCGCTATTTGGCGTATACGCAAAACAATTCTCAACACCCGCCAAAGACAAATACCGGGTTTCGACGGTGTACCCAGCGGCTTCTAGGGCCGTTTGTTCCGCAGCAGACACTTTGCCGCCATGATGCCCTCCATACCAAACACGAAGAACATAAGGCGACCCGTCCGACTGCTCCCAAAACACCGACACCGAATCAGGATCAGTCTCGGTCACTACACCATTAGACAGATAGAACACATTACGCCCACGGTCCAACGTACCGTAATAACGCATCAGACGATTAGGCAGCCGAGGACCGTACAAATCGATCTGCGAATACGGTTCCGTCGGCGGCATGAACGTAGGCATTCAACACCCCACAAAGCGACGAAGGGGGGAGGCAGCCGGGATCACCGACGCCTCCCCCCTCACAGTCACTCGGATCAGTTGGAACCGATGGACGAGGACGACTCAATCCGACGGAGCGCAACCTCACGGAAGATGCCGTAAGCACCCATCCAGTACCAGGCCGCACCGAGGAACCGCCGAAGGTTGTCCACAATCGGGGTCGGGAACACCGACGGAAGCGGCGAACCGCCATCCTGAATGCTCCACGCCTTCGCCAGCGCCTGCTTCCCCAGGATCAGCGTACCGTACACATCGGTAAGCGTCGTGGAAGAACCAGCGTCAGCGAACACCGGGGACCGCGGCGACTCAATGAACCGGACACCCTCAAACTGACCGATCTCACCGTTGTAGATGTTGCTCGGGTCAGAGTAGGTGTGCGGGTCACGCCAGTTCGCACCGCCCGTAGCGCCACGGAAGTCGTACGAAACGTCGGGGTGGATCACCCCAGCGTACGAACCACCGATGGTAGCCACGTTCGCGGAACGCAACTGAGCCACCGCCCGACGGACAGCCTGAGCACCAGTACGGGCAGTAGCCGTACCGAAGTGGTCATCCGGCGTGATGGTGTTACGGGCCGACTTGCCACCAACGTACGAAACGTTGCTACCGGCCTTCAGCACATCGCGGCAGATCGTGTCGATCGACACACCAGCGTTGTACGAAATGACGTTGATAAGAACCTCATCAACGGGCAGGTACGAAGTGGACCGCAACTTCTTCGTGGACTTCACGACGTTGCCGTACTCAGCGAGGGTCAGCGTAACCTCGCTGTCCGACAGCGCAACCGCATCCACATCGGTGGACTCGTTGATCGCAGTCGAAGCGACAGCCATGTCGCTGGTGATGTTGAACACGACCGCAGCACCAGGCATCGCCTGAGCAGTCGGCTGAACATCCGCGAACCCGTCCATGTAAAGTTCGGGCCGCAGGTCAAAGTAAGCGAGCCGGTTGTACGCGGTCTGGTCCCACGCAACCGATCCGGTCTTAGTAAGGGCATCAGGCATGGCTTCCTCCTAGAAGCATTGAGAGCCGGATACCGACCTAGATGAAACTGGTGCGAGGACTCCCAAACTTGTCCATCAGGGCAAGCACATCATCCTTCGTGCGGGCCTGAGCAAGAGCCTGGACGTACTCGGCATCCACATCGAAGTCAATCGTCTGCGTCCCAGCGGAAAGGCTCGCAGCCTTCTCATGCTGGGCAAGTTCATCGGAAGGGACATCCGGCGTAGGAGTAGACAGGAAACCTGCCTCCAGCGCAGCCTGACGAATCTTCTCCGGGTCCGAATCCCCCTCGTATCCCTTTACGAAATACGACATGCGAGGATCGCCAAGATCAATTCCGGCCTTAGCGAAAGCCAACTCTCGCTCCACCTTCGTGGCCCGAGACTCCGCTTCCTTCCTAGCCTGAAGTTCCTGCTCCAACTGCTTCCGCAGTCCGCGGGCTTCAGATTCGACTTCGATTGCATCCGTGTCGGTGAAATCTGACATTCGGTTTCGCTCCTTTTCCGTACTCATCCCCACGGAGGTATGGGGACGGCGGGGTCTATGACCTATCGAATTGTCGAACGGCCCACCGCGGCCTCTTGCGAAGCACACACGATTAGCACACGCTCAATGGGAAGTATGACAGACAAATGGTGCATCTGCAACTATTCACAAGTTACTCGCCGGTAAGTCCGACCATTCCCTCACGGGTCATGGCGTACTGCCCGCCACCAGCGAACTCTGCCTGCCGCTGCTGGCGCCGCTGCTCAACCTGCCGTTGGGCCTCGGCATTCTGGCCAAACACCGCACCCAACTGGACATCC